ATACTTTTGAGTTGGAACCGCAGCAATACCTGCCATTAACATCGAAATGTCAACGAATTCAGGGCTGATGTATAGGGCATAAGCAGCATTTGCATCACCATTTACTGGTGCCGCATCAACACCACCAGCTAATGATGCGACAACATTTGCCGATCCTGCGCCAAATGCGCCTACAGAGGCTTGGCTACCCCAGTTTGTAGTATCTGTTGTTCCTGATACTGAACCATTTGCGATACCAGAACCGTAGTAAATATAATTTGATGTTCTTGTAATTACATCCTTGAAGTAATTTGTTGAACCATCATCGCTCTTAGCGTCAGAAGCCTTTGATACAAAGGGGTATCTTTCTAAAATTGTATTAGCGGTTCCAGTGAATAGACCATTTTCGTCGTATACAACGATATGCATTTCGTCAGCCGAGCCGCCGCGCTCTAAAGCGTATGGTGAAGTACCTGGTGCGCCGTCGAAGTAGCTGGCAAACTGCCAAGTTGAGAATGCTGATGATGATGGGCAAACACCAACTGCTAGAGAGTTACCGATGCTTCCTGCATATCTTGCAGCGAAAGAAGTATTTGCAATTGTTTCGCCAGCATTAATGTAAGAATCATCATTCTTAACCAATGTTGCGGTATAAGCAGCTGCGTTAACAGTATTTGCTGCGGCTCCAGCATTTACCGAAGTTGAACTAGTTGTACGAACGACTAGAAGGTCGTTTGAGTATGCTAGGAAGCTGGTTGCTGTTAGGTAGCTGGCAGCCGCATTAGCATCATTTCTTGGCTTACCAAAGGTTGATACTAGCGCTGTTTCGCTTGTGATAGGAGTGATTTGTTCAATCGGACCCCATTGAAATTCTCCAGCAAATCCAGCTTTCGTTGCCGTAGTGGATGGTGCTGAAGCGGTTAAGTCGATTTCTTGAATCTGAATGCCAGGTGATACTAGAGTTGCCATTGTGTTCTCCTAAAATAGGCGCGGAGGTAGTATTCTTTTTTATTTATAAAAATAGAGTTTTCAATATAACATTTTTTGTACAAAATCTTGACCATATTCGCTATACGGATCGTCAACAGTTTCCCAAACTAATTCATTATGTTTAAAATACTTTTGACCATCTAATTCAAAAGAGGAACTTACCATCGGTAAAGGTGGAAGTTCATCGTCGATCTGGCGCATTTTTTCTTCATATAACTTTCTTCGAATATCGAAGCTCGTCATATCTCTAAAATAAGCCTGAGCGGATAACCAAGCGAATAAAACCAAGCACATCACAAGGTCATCATGCGAACCTTCTTCGGCAGCATAGTAACCGTTTGATTTCAATACAAAAGTGGAAAGTTCCTCAATTATATTAAAATCTTGAATAAAAAGTTTTTGATTTTCAATCAAATCTTTTAGCGTGTTGCATCCTTGACGTTTAACCTTCTTGGTAGTTTTTATACCAAGTTGTTTGGTTCTACCAAACTGTGAAAGGTTAAACTTACCGTTTGCTTCCTCGCCATGAAACATATTTTCATATTCCAATTCATTATTTATAACATCGGCAATTTGAGCACCGATGTCATTATTCTCAACTAGTAAGTACGCTTCATTATAATGTTTAGCCGTTTGTACTATTACATTAGGGAATAATAACGGCGAAATTACGTTACTTTTATACTTTGCGACTACTCTAAATGGTTGGGCAGTTACATCTACAACAACAAAAGCGGAATAGTCTAAACCGACACCTCTAGAAGAGTCTACAGATTGAACATAAAAATGTTCAGGAACGGGTTCTTCGTAAATCTCTAAACCATCAAATAGGCGGCGAACGGGTCTACCGAAAACAAGATTCTTTAACGCACTTGCTGCAATAAGCGTACCTGCACTTCCAAGGAAGGTACATTCCATTTCTTGGAGATACTTTTGCTCACCAAGAACGCGCTTCTGTTCAGACGCCCACTTTTCATCTCTACCTGGAACCTGACGCCAGTTAGCCTCGATAGTTTTAAAGCCGTTAACGCTTTCTTCGGCTTCTCTCCAAATACGGTAGAAGTGATTCATACCATTCGGGGTTGAGGAAATTAATACCTTAGAAGATTTACCAGAAGAAATCGTAGGGTAAACTGAGGTGAAGAACTCATCTGCAACGTTATTTGGAACGAATGCAAATTCGTCGAGGTATAGGAAGTTAATTGAGTAGCCGCGAGCTGCAGACGACGCCGTCGAGTCAGCCAAGATACGGCATTTATTTTCTAATTCAATATCACCTTTATTCCAACCAGCAACGCCCTGTTGTAGCCATAGCGGTAATGATTCGTAGGCGAGTTTGATACGATTTAAAATTTCGCGGGAAGTTTTAGCCTTGTTAGCAAGCAAAGCAATTAATTTATCTTCTTCAAATAAAATATACCAAACGATATATGCTACAACGGTTGTAGTTTTACCAACCTGACGACCCGCTTTCATTACTACGAAACGATTATTTTGAATATCCGCTATCGTTTGTTTTTGAAAAGGATACAAATCAATATTAACAAAACCACGGTCAAGAGTTACGATTTGAACGTAGTTTTGTATAAAGTAAATTGGGTCATTTTTACATCTAATATATTCATCTATCTGTTCCTGCGTCATCGCAATAGGAACGCCAACCTTTTTTAATTTAGGGTTGTTTAGATAAATTTCTCGCTTTTTTAATCTTAAAGAATTATTTAGACTCATGGCTCTTTATATTCTTTAGCAACTCTGCCGTTGAACCTACAAATACTGCTTTATCTACGTTTACCGAAACTTTCTTTTCAGGATTTTCATCCATCGCATGTTTTACTTTTTGTAGAGTAACTAACTTATCAGTTAAGTCTGCAATATTTTTAATTAAGTTTCCCGCAACTTCAAATGCTCTAGGGTGCTGAGATTCGGTAGCAACCTCTAATGCTTTATCAATAGCATCGCTACCCTTTTCTATAAGCCCATAAAGATTTTCTCTAACATATTGAAAATCTCTTTCCGCTTCTTTATTTTCAGCAGGTACGATTGGATGAATAGGGTTCGTAGCCGTTATTTGATTATTGTTGATTGGTTCAACATCAAATATTTCGGCTAGTCCATCATGGGATTTTTGGGGATTCATAGAGTTCTTCTGTATAACCAAAATCAGTATTTACATTTGCTGTTGATGGATTTGGTGTTACTCTTAAATAAACCATCTCAGAATCTACTGGAGAAATATCTAATATCTTTCTCGACGTTCCAGTAAATGTACCAATAACATTTGCATTTGCTGCGAATAAACCTGTAGAGTTCGTAACCTTCAGTATATTAGCAGTTGAATTAAATGATAAAACCTCAGCCGTTGCTTCGGCTCCATGGAGCTGTTTACCTGTATGAATAACCTCTCCAATTCTATATATGCCCGAACCAGAACCAAGATTCAATTCAACTATATCTGTAGATGAATTATTGAATGAATTAATGTAGGTTTTAGCGCCACCATTGCTTGAGTTTGATGTATTTTTGGTAATAATTTTGGCTGTATTTACAGGACCAAAGAAATAAGTTTTCATTTTAAATGCTAGAGTCCAAACAATTAAGCGAACACTATCAACATCACCTTCATTAGTAAGGCTTTCTTCAACGCTTTCTAAAATGATTGGAACATCCCTTTTGATATCCATCTCATCAACAAAACGCATTGACAATGTATAGTCTGGATTAAAATATGGAAGAATTTGCTCTATTATTTGCGTACCATCTTCAACGTTACGAACATAAAGATATAACTCAAAGTTTAAATCATATGGCGTAGCAGCATACTGTTTATATACGTTACCGTTACTACCAGGAATACTATGAAAGTTTGTATTAAACGAAGATAGTTTTCTTGTTGAATCGTAAGTTATACCTGTCATTTTAAATGACATTTTAGGTAGGATAATCTGAACGTGTTTTTTTAGGTCAGGATCGCCATACAATCTTGAGATGAAAGTTTCTTTTGAAGCGTAACTTAATGGTACAGTTATTCTACCAAGTTCATTAAAGGTATCTTTTTCATAACGAATTAATTCAATATCTTTAAAAATAGTACCAAATGCAATTACATTTCTTTTAATTGTTCTGTTATAAAAATGTTCATTATTTAACATTATGGTGTACCGAATGGATTAATTTCGCTGAAGTCTAGGATATTATTAGCCTGTACTCTAAGTTCGCTATTATTATCCAGCAAGTCATTTGCATTTTCAAGTAGATTTACATTATTCAAACTATAATTTGCCCCAGAACTATCTCCAAATACTCTTACACCAGAAGTAAACTGACCATAGATGTCCTTCAACTTCAATGTTCTTGTAGGTTTGTCCCACGAAATAACTGTTGCAGTTGCAGATGCTGTAGCAACATTTGAACCCTGATAAACTTTTTCGGTTGCCCTATACGACATAGATGCGTTAGTTGCATCATTGTTCATAATATAGTTATATGCGAATGCTCTATCATCTAGCGCATCACCGATTTCAATTACGCCACTATCAAATAGTTCATCACTGTAACGGAATCTTTCGCAAACTAATTCAAATCCATAAAAATTACTATTACCGAAGGCATAGAAAAAATGTTGTTGGTTAACATTTTTAATTTCAAATAATGCTTGAAAATTAGTTAACCAAAGTAAGTCGCCTTCGCGCGGTCTTTCATATACTGAAGGGACTCGAGCAGCAAATGCTCTTGTAGTCATTATAAAACTAATTTGGTGTTGAATCTCTAAACCAAACTTACTGAATAATTCTTGACCACCAAAATCGTCAACATTTTTAACGTATACTTCTACTGGATATGACTCATCATATTTTTTAGTCGGATCATCACCAAAAATTAAGTCTACTGAAGACTCGGACGTTCTTGGTAAGTAATATGAATCTATGCCCCATTGCTTGATGGTTTCATTTATTAGATCTTCATATAAACGCTGTTCACCTTTTGCAGCGTAGTTGTTAAAGTAGACGTTTGTAGGCATTTATTAACCGACCAAAAATTGAGCTGGTTCTTCGTACATATCTCTTAGCTCGGCTTCTAGTTCTGTTTTTTCTTTAATAGCCTCGTCAAATATTTGTTGACCGTTTAAAACGATACCACCAGGAAGCTGAACTCCAGCAAACTTTTTAAGGTTAGTTCCCCATTGCTCTTTAATTAAGCAAGTAGTATATCTTTTAAGCCAGAGGTCATTCCAAATTTTAGTGTTGTCTTCACCCAAGTAAACGTAGGCTTCAGCAATGAAGTAAATACCTTCTACAAGTTTACGATTCCATGGAGAGTCAATGTATAACTTTGAGCCATGACGATTAAAGCGAATAGGAACTTCACCGATAAACAACATCTCCATTGTTCTCAAGTGCTGATTAGCCAATGAGAAGTAAACATAATCGGCTGAAGTAAAGTCATAAAGTTCGTTTAATCTTAACTGATAAG